GATGATTTCGCAGTTAATAGATTTTGTGAGTTGGTAAAGGATAAGGATATTGCTTGGAATTGTGTAACCAGAGCTGACTGTGTTAGTCAGAAACTAATTTCAACAATGGGAGAAGCTGGATGTAAATGGATTTCTGTAGGGGTTGAATCTGGAGATGAAGAAATATTAACAAAGATAAAAAAAGGAGTAAGCAAAGAGCAGATTAGTGATTGCATGAAATGGATAAAAGAAGCAGGTATTCAGAGCAAAGCATTTTTCATTATGGGGTTTCCTTGGGATACAGAGGAGACTTTAGATAAGACTATAGATTTTGCGGTACAGTTAGATCCAGACAGAATACAGTTTTCTGTAGCCACTCCCTTTCCAGGAACTGAATTACGTAGAGAATTAGGTAGATTGCAAATTTCGGTATCTGATAATTGGGAAGACTATACCTTTAGTAATAACGGAAGTATTGCTCCGACATATGACGGTTTATATTTAACCGGAACTCAGGTTGAAAAAAGAATAGAACAGGCAAGAAATCTGTTTAAAGGGAGAGAGTAAATAATGGGATGGAAAAATTTTTCTAGAAAACAACTTATATCTTCAGGATTGTTTTTTGATATATATAACATAAATGCAGCTATAGAAGGGTTAAAGCGATTGAGAAAGATTTTTGATAATTACGGCATTCCTTTCTTTCTTGATTGCGGAACTTTATTGGGATGCATAAGAGATGGAAGACTTATTAACATAGATGTTGATGTGGATATAGGGGTTTTGGGAGAACACTGGAATCAGGATGTAGCAAAAGAATTTAAGGCTGGTCGCTGGGAAAGTAGCGGAACACAGTTTTGTAAAAAACAGAACCTTACTGATTTGTATTTTGGAGGAGAAGAGAGAGCAGTGTATTTTGGATGTGCCTATACGGTTAGGAGTTCGCATATTCCTATAGATGTTTACATTCATCAAAAAGGAGAAGGTGAATTTAGTGAAAAGAGAATTAATTTATTAACAGGAAGAAGATATAATGTGGAATATTTCGAATCCTTTGTTGATAAAAAGCTTCACAATGTTAATTTTTCCGTGCCTATTTTGTATGAAGAATATTTGGATGAGATATATGTCGGAAGAAAAAACTGGACAATCCCTTTATTGGATACAAAATGAAATATAGTATTTTGATGCCTTACTTTAGAAGACCAGGGCATTTCTATAATACCTTAACTTCTTTTGTTCATCATTATCATAAAAGAAATGACTATGAAGTATTGATAATGGAAGATTCTAAAGAGATTGAAGATCCGGAATATTATCAGGCACTATTAGGAGTACTTAGAAGGTTTGAAAATAAGGTTCCGATTGTTCATCACAGAATGACCAGAAGGACATGGAATCCTTGTCTTGCATATAATAAAGCTGCGGAATTAGCAAAAGGAGAATATTATTTAATAACTAATCCTGAATGCTTTCATGAGACAAATATCTTAAGGCAGTTAGATGTTATTATGGAATATGATCTTTTTAAAGTTAATACCTACATTTTTTGTGCGTGTGCAAATAAAAAAGAGTGTAATTTATACATAGACAAAGTTAATGATCTTGGGGGAGTGCATGAAATGTGGTATCAGCATTCATTAGGGAATAATCGAAGACTTCATTTTTGTAGTGTTTTATCTAAAGATAACTGGAACAAAATAGGAGGATTTGATGAAGATTTCGCTAATGGTATAGCATATGAAGATGTGAATTTTTTAGAGAGAATATATAATGCTAAATTAAATGTTGTTCTCAGAGATGATCTTATGACAATTCACATTTCCCACAAATATCTTTTTAAGCCAAAGCCTGAAGAATTAACTGTGAGCAATAGGGCATTGGTTTTTGAGAAAAGAAAAGAGATGAGATGAAATTAGAGAACATAAAGGGAAGTTATACTTCCGCAGACACTCTCCCTGTTAAACTTTTACGAGACGATGGTTTAATCAACTATATAGTATCCAGAAAGAAAATTCCCCCTATTCATGTTCAATTTATTCCTACAAACAAATGTAATCTTAATTGTAGTTTTTGTAGCTGTTCTGAAGAAAACAAGAATATAGAAATGGATACAGAGGCAGCTAAAGGTCTGATAAAGACATTACAAAAATTGGGAAGTGAAGCTGTTACTATCACAGGCGGGGGGGAGCCACTATGCCATCCGAATATTAATGCCATAATAGCGGAATTTGTTTCAGCGAACATAGAAATTGGATTGGTTACAAATGGATTATTGCTTAATGAAGCTGTTGATTCTATTGTCTCTATTAAGTGGTGTAGGATAAGTAATAGTGATTCTCGTTCTTTTACAGGAGTATATAAAAGTCGGATAGAAAATATCATTCTTCATTTAGACAATGTCGATTGGGCCTTTAGTCATGTTGTTTCTTCTAGCCCTAATGTTGAAGAAATATGTAGAATAATAAGAACGGCAAATAAATATAGGCAAGTTACTCATGTTAGACTGGTTGCTGATCTTTTTCATCCACAAAGTGTAGACATGAATAAATTAAAGATAGAGATAACAAAGCAGGTTGATTGTTCTAAAGTTATTTTTCAAGGAAGAGACAAACCAGAAAGGGGAGGTGATTGTTACATTTGCTATCTTAAGCCTGTGATTAGTGCCGATGGGAAAATTTATGCCTGTTGCGGTGTTCAGTATGCTTTAACTCCTCCATCGAAATATCTTCCTGAAGAATTATGCTTGGGAGAAATTTCGGATATAGACAGCATTATAGAGAACAGCTTTGTTCCTTTTAATGGAAGTATTTGTGATAGGTGTTACTACACTGATTATAACAGAGTATTACAAGCGTTATTATCCAATGTAAGACATAGGAGGTTCAAATGAAATGCGTATTCAGCTTAGATGATTTCTGTTACGAGGAAAGAGATGTCTTATCTTATCTTAAAATACTAAATGAATATTTTAATAATTTTAAAGTTTCGATGTTTACCATTCCCTGCTATATGGGAAACAAATTGTCAGAGAAAAAAGAATGGCTAGAGGCTCTCCCTGAGAACATAGAACACATCTTACATGGATACTTCCATACGCATAGGGAGTGTCAACACTTAGATCACATGCAAGCTAAACACTTTATAGAATTAGGAATTGAAGAATTTAGAAAGTGTGGTTTCCCTATTATCCCAGGATATAAATGTCCTAATTGGACTTTGGGAGAAGGAATAGTATCTGCATTAATACAGAAAAATTTTTGGGTAGCTCCCTATACTCCTCGTCATGATCCTGGAGAAATAAAGACTTATCATTGGAATTGGGACATCGGAGAGGAAATTCCTACTAATGTAGAAATGTTACATGCTCACGGACATACTCATTCTCTTTCTGGTCCGGGGAAAGGAATACAAGACAGCATGGATAATGTGTTAAAGCTGCCTCGGGATACAGAGTTCTTTTTTATATCGGAGATAGAAGGTTATGGATAAATACAGTATTATCATTACGAAGGGTGGTCATGGTATGCTTCTTAAGGGATTACTAAGGAGTATAAGAAAAAACCTGAAACATAATCCTCCGGAAGAAATCTTCATATTTGATTATAAATACATGCACAGCAAAGTCAATGAAAGAGATGGTCCAGCGATTAATCAAGGTATGGCTTTGGCTAAGACTCCTTTGGTATTAATAGCAGATATAGATTCCTTAATTGTAGACGGCAAAGCTGTTGATGAATTAATAAAGGCAATACAGCCTAAAGATGTTTTCATTAGCAGTTGGAGTATAGAGTCTAAAGAAGGAATTCCTTACTGCTATGGCACAGAGACAATGATTAAGCGAGAGCTTTACTTGCAGTCCCCTGGATGTGATGCCGGAGGCATTCCCTCATATAGCGTGTTTAAATGGGGGAAGGAAAACAACTATAAAATGATCAATCTTGATCTTAATAAATATATTTTTCACATGGGTCAATGTTCTACTATAAAGAACTATGATCATTGTCTTAATTTTTTAAAGAGAAACTTCGAAAGCTGGAGAGGCAGTTATAATCCAGATATTAAATGGGAAGACTACTACGAAGATATCGGAATGGAAATGGTAGATCTGGATGCTCTTAACTATATGGCTCTTGGTAACTTGAGAGCATGTATAGATCAAAATAAACCCTTTTCTTCTATAAGGCTTGGCGATTTAGGATTAAGATATTTATTAGGATATTTTTGGGACGAACGTGATTTTACCCATGTAGGGGCGCATCATCCCGACATAGCAGTTCCTAATGATAAGTTAGGTAGGGAAATGTGCAAGGAGTTAACTGAACATATTAGAGAAGCAGATCAGCTAGACCATCCAATATTATATAAAGGAGCTTTAAATGATTTATATGAATGGAGGCCTAAAAATTGGGAGGCAGATAAGCTTTATAAGGAAATAGGAGTAGCTAGAGAAACTTACATCACTTCCTTACAAGCCCATTTAGCTTTTGTTGAAGGGTTTGATATAAATTTTTATGATATAATGCGAAACAGAAAGATTCTCTATGTAGGTCCTGCAGATGCTTTATCTGAGTTAGGTGAAAGGAAAGATTTACAGTTAAAGAAAAAAGGATTTTATGGATTATCAGGGCTTACGATATGGGACAAGCAATTCGCTTTAGATTAAATAATGTATTTGAACCTTCTCTCGTAACAAATAAAGAGCGAACGTATTACAGGGTAATAGACAATTCTACTCAGCCACCAGTCTTTAATTCTTATAAAGATTGGAAAAAAATACACAGGTATTCATTTGAAGATATTCAGAAGATGGATTTATAGCGGAGGATAAAATGCACCCAACGGTTAGAAAGAGAATAGATGAAGTAGAAGCTAGAGTTAGCCCTTTCTATACTGGGCTGAATGTTATTGTTACAGGGACTTCAATGAGCAAAATGTTTATGCTTCCATGCTTAAAGAGCGTTAGACCTTTAGGCTGGACGCTTTTAACTTATGATAATCCTGTAAGTGATCATCTTAATAGATTTCCCAGTACAGAATGTTTTAACTTGTTAGATCAATTCTTTATGAAGCATAATACTTCAGTTGTTCCTGGGCCTACCTATCCTCAGTTCTGGAATTATAAGCATGGAAGTGATATTTTAAGAGGATCAGATTCTGAATATATTTTTACTATTGGCGCAGATAGTGTGCTGGAAAAGCCAGAAGGTATTTTGGAACTAATTGAAATGCTTGGAGATAATGATCTTATAGCTTGTTCTACAGGAAGACATCAGGCTCCGTTTTGTGGAACAAAATCTTTTTTAGTGAGAAAACCAGCCTTTATTAAAATAGTAAAATATTTAGAGGAAAAAACTTACTATCCCTTTCAAGACATAGGTAATATGGAGTATAGGTTTGGATTAGCAGTTAGGGATCTAAAGATAAAAGAGATAGTTGCTCCAGAACAACCGGATGAAGATCAATTTGCTCATTCTTATGATGAAGATGAAAATTGTATAGGTAGAGGAACATGGGGAAAGATTTTAGGGTTTAGGCATCTTGGTGGGGAACATAAGATCAGGAGAATAAAGAAACTTAAACCGATTGAAGAAAAATATTTTGATAAAAAGTTTCTCAGGCATCAAGAACGAGATACTATAGCTAAGTTCTGGGAAACTGGCGATAAAAAATTCATAGAAGCATGGTGGAAAACATAAAAAAATGCAGACAAAATTTAATTTCTTTAATAAAATTTTTTTGTTTTTTTTCTTGAATCTAAAAAATAGTTTCTTAAGAGTTTAAAAATTTTTCTTTGTACTTATTAGGGTTGTATGGTAGCCTGAATTCTACTGGTTTTCTAGAACTTTGTATTAATGATGGTTAAAAGGAGGTGAGAATTATTCCAGAAATACTTGAAAAATGTGTTAGCAAGCTACAGGCACAGGGAAAAAGTAAATCATCAGCCTTTGCCATTTGTACGGCTGCATTGAAAAAAGCCGGAAAACTTGAACAGTTACTAGAGGAGTTGGATAAGGCTGAAACCGGAAATGCGAATCTTGAATCCTACCTTCAGAAAAATGCGTTATCTGGCGATACGTCTAAATCTCCAACTTTTCGCAAATTCTCTTCACAAATTATTAATTTTCCCGTAGAATCACTTTCCTTAGAGGACAAAAACACCACGACAATTCAATGTCTTCGAATGGGCAAATTTAAGCATCCTTGGTATGGTGTGCTAAAATTTGACCAGCCTTTCTTTGAAAGTATGATTAAGAACTTTGATGCGGATATACCAAATCCCGAGATTGCATTTGATTTCAAGCATCAGCCAGATTTTGGAGCTGCTGCATGGATCAACAAAGTTTTTGTTGAAGAAAAGGATTTAATGGCAGATGTTACTTTTACGGAAAGAGGGAAAAAATCAATACAAAGTGGAGAGTTTAAGTATTTTTCCATTGAGTACACCGATGATTATGCTGAATATACGTTTAATGAAGAGGTAGACGAAAATGGAAAAACAGTAGAAAAAGAAACTAAGATTTCCCATGGACCAACTGTCTTAGGGGGAGGTCTTACAAACCGACCTTTTATTAAAGGAATGGCTCCAGTCTCGCTTGACGAGGATGGAAAAATGATTACGTTAGAAGAAGTGAAAGAGGATGATTTTTCACAATCAACAAAGGAGGTGAAGGAATCAATGAAGACACTGGAAGAATTGAAAGTAGAGCAGGATCAAATCAATGTCAGGATCAAAGAGCTCGAAGATGGTAAGGAAGATAAAGCTTCCAAAGAAGAGCTTGAGGAACTGGCTACGAAGTTAGATGAGATTTCTGCTGCGGTAAAAGAACTTTCCGATAACGGAAATGATGAAGCAACAAAAACCTTGGAGGAGTTGGATCAGGCAAACTCAGATCTTGAGGCTGCCAACAAAAAGCTTGAGGACAAAGACAAAGAAGTGACTAAGCTTTCTGGAGATGTGGAAGCTTTGTCAAAGACTGTTACCAAGCTTATGGAGTCCAACAAGACTCTTCATGATAAGGAGCATAAAAGCTCTGTGGGAAAGAGACTCATGGATTTTCAGAAACTTGGAGTTTTCCCGGCAACCCTAAAGGTTGTAGAGGAGATTGCATTTTCTGAAGAGGCTAAGAGCTTTTCCGTAACACTCTCGGAAGGTGAGGGAGATGATAAGAAAGATGTTCAAAAGTCTTTCTTGGACGTAATAGAATCTGTACTTGCATCTATTCCTAAAGACCATAGGTTTACGGATACAGAATTATCCGAATCTGTGATTACTCCTACCGGAACATCCAAAGAAGCTTCCATTGAGGAAGTGGATAAGTACGCAAAGGATGAAGGAATAACTTTTGAGGAAGCCTTGGTTAAGTTCTCAAAAGACGGAAAAATTGCTGAGTAACTTAATTTAACTCTTAGGAGTTTGGCTCTTAACAAGAATAAATCATAAGTAAAGGAGGTGTTGTTAAATGGCGTTACCGACTGAAACGACTGGTTACACATACGGTTGGAGTCCTAATGACTTCATTCAGAACTTTCTGGCTGAAGGGAGTGATGATAGAGGCGGGGCAGACAAGGGAGCTAACGAAGCTGCTCTCTCTATTCTCGCTGGAGATGTGGTTCAGATCGGAACTAATTTCCGAGAAATAAAGGCATATGCTTACGGGACTACCACTGTCACTGTTATCGGAGTTGCTCTTTCTGATGCTAAGGATGGTGAAATGGTTCCTGTTTCGTGTGGCCCCATTGTCAAGTGCGAATGTGGTGAAGCTGTTACTCGAGGCAACGACGTTGGTGTTGATAATGGAGAGGATGCTCTTATTAAACCTGTAACTGTTACCGGAGGAGCAACTAATTACGGATATCTCGGGATTGCTCTTAATGATGGTGATGATGGGGATGTTATCCCTGTCTTAATGAAAGGTGGGGGACTCGCCCACACAGGTTAATTTAACCTGATTCTATTTTAATTTAAACTGGAGGTGATAAGACATGTATAATGTCCAAAAAGGTAATGTTCGGGACGATAAATTCTTGACCAACTTAGCTGTTCGTTATACGAACAGGGAGTTTACAGGTGGTCAATATCTCCCCGAATATTCGGTACAGAAGGAATCCGATAAGTACCGAATTTTTAATAAGGATGGATTCTTTAAGGGTGCTCCCAAGAAAGCTGACGGAGCCATCACGGAAGAGGCAACCCTGACTTACGATGAGGGTGTATACTCAACGTATGAAAGAGCGATTAAAGATATCGTTACTGATAGGGCTGTTCAGAATGCTGATGCTCCAGTGCGCCCCAAGATTGATGTCACTAATTTTCTCACTGAAAAGATTTTGCTTTCACAGGAAATTGACATTTGGGCTTTGATTCTTGGAACATCCGGTCTTGAATCCGGTAGTCTTTATGCTGACCTAACAGCCACAACCGCATGGATTGGTGGTTCTGATCCTGATATCCTTGGTGATCTCTCTACTGCTATTGTAACCATATCAAAGGCAATAGGTCGTAGACCTAACCAGATCTCCTTTACTACTGAGGTTGCAGAGTCCATTACACAGGACCCAGTAATTCGGGAAATTTTGAAGTATAACACGGCAGCTCTTATCTCAGGTGATGCCATGCCAGCTACGCTCAGAAATATGAAGGTTATTATTTCTGATGGGTTATGGAATACCGCAGATGAGGGGCAGACAGCTTCGTATGAGTATATTATGAAGTACCGTGTTCCGATTTGCTTCATTAATCCTGGTGATAACCTTACTCTTGGCCGAACCTTTGTAAGCAAAAGCTTCAAGGTTGTTAGGTGGAGAGATGATGACCGTGAGGGTGAGTTCATTAAAGTGAACAAGGTGTATGCACCCAAGATCATGAATTCTAGTGCTGGCTATATGTATAAGAGAGTCAACACTGGAACAGGATCTGATGACTAATTAACTTTTTCGACAGAGCCTTAATGGTTTAGAGCTTACCTCTAATTAAATCTGTATAGAAGGAGATACAACATGGCTGGAAATGCAAGATATTTGTGGGGAGATACTAAGGTAGATTTCATCTCTTTTAAGGGAAGAGCTACTACTCCCCCAGGTAAAGCAGGAAGAATGTATTTTGATTCTACTTATGGGTTTAAGTTCTGTGCAGATGGAACTTCCTATTTGATGATCAGAGACGTCCTGCATAACTAAAATCTTAGTTCTCTGATAGAGAAAAATCAAGGAGAATAAAAATGGCTAAAGTAAGAGTTGTAGTAATAAGAAACAATTTAAAGTATCGTGTTCCTGGATACAAGGAAGGCAAATCGTTTGTCCCTAAAATGGGACAAATGATTGTCCTTCCTAAAGAAATAGCTCTCATTGAGTTAAAGACAGGAAATGTAAGAAAACTTTTACTTGAAGAAAAAGAAGCAATAATCAAGAAAAGGAAAAAGAGTAAGAAATAATGTCTCGAGCATATTGTTCCATTTCGGATGTAAAAAGGCTTCTTAGGTCAGTTACTACGGGAGATTCTAAAATAGGATTTTCCGATTCGTATAGAGATCTTAAAGCCAATCCTGACAACTTGGGGTCAATAGCCCTAAGTGAAGTAACTTTCGATAATTCTTTTGCGGGACATGAGACTTTCACTTTTGGATTTACTGACTCTACTTCGTTTAGTGTCGAAGGAAATATAGTCGGTAATCTTGGTTCAGGTACAACACAGGCAAAGTTTACTTCAAGAAACAGATTCTCTGTCATAACATCTAATTGGTCGGGAATTGCTCAGGCAGGAGATGAGTATTATATTACAGCATCGTCAGATATAAGTGATGAAGATGGTGAAGACTTTATTACTGATGCCACTAGAATGATGAATGCTTATCTCGAAAGAAAATATGGGTCACTAGGCGATGTAGATTTTTATAACGATACAAGCATTGTTGTTCCAGAAGCTATTCAGTTTGCTTGTATCAGATATGCTGCATTTGATATCTTTAATTCCATCCATGCTGGTATTGCCATAGAAGGAGAGTCTCCTGTTGAAAGATGGAAAACCCAAGCAGAAGAAACATTTAGCGAATATTTATCTGGGCATGGCAAGGGTCCTGTTTGGAAATCTAGAGCTTCTACCATTACAGAGCTAGGAATAGAAGGGGTTAAGGATGGAGTCATTGATATAGACGAACTTTCAGACGCTAAGAATAAACAGTACGAGAGATAATCATGATTAGTTTTTTCGGATTTGACATAAAATATGACCCTAAAGATTTATCCATTGGAAGGGATATATTGAGAAAACTACAAAGTTTTCCTCCAGGTATTTGGGAATATGTCGAAAAAGAAATAAGAAAAGTTGCCAGAAATAGAGCTATGGGTATTACTCGACACTCTGTGAGTGAGTCTACTCAGAAATGGAGAAAGAGAGCTCATAGAGCCGGTATGATAGTAGAAACTCACAATGATTCTTGGAAAGTTCCGTTATCCGGTAGACGTGTTGGAATGAGAACAGGAACATTCATTGGTGATCTTAAAGACTCAGAAGAACCTGGAGTGACAATTAGAAAAGGTGGAATGGGAGCATACGGAATAGCTAATGGAACCTTTTCTTATACAATCAATGCAGATGCCTTTGCTAAGGTTCCAGGATGGGGAGGGTATCCTAATAAACTTTATGATTACCTACAAAATAGAGGAATAATTCCAGAAGAAGGATATCTCTCAATGGATGAATCTCAAGAAAATCTTATTTTAGATTATCTTGAAAGGGAAGTGTTAAATTCTCTTTAAAGGTTAGTAATGGCAGAAATTGATTTCAGAGGAGAAGATAATTATTTTCGTAATGCAGTTTTAAACTGTATAGAAGTTCTTAAAAAATTTCCTGATGAAAACAATAGAAGAATAAGAAAGTTTTACGAAGAGGATGTCGTTACTCCGATCACTCCCTGCTTCGTTGTTATTGCTACAGGATCTAAAGATGAGATGAGAGCTTCTCAGAACTTATCTAGGATAAGATACACTATTCATATTAATCTTGAAATTTGGTACTACCATGCTGACTTAACAGAAGAAATAAAAAGAAATGAAATAACTTATATTCTTTGGGAAGTTTCGGATTTACTTAAAAGAAATATAACTTTAAATGGATTTGTTCCCAAGCTTGGATCAGAAATTACGGGAACAAGATGGGTTCCTCAGGCAAGAGGAAATAAGATTCTAGCTGGAGGCGTTATCAATCTTTTGGTAAAAAAACTTTGCACCATAGACGTGGATAATGGATAAGTTTGAGTATGGGCCATTCTAAAGAAACTAAAGAGAAAATAAGCAAATCTTTAAAGGGAAGATGTCTTTCTGAAGAACATAAAAGAAAAATAAGTGAATCTATGAAAGGAGAAAAGCATCACTACTATGGCAAGACTCTTTCCGAAGAACATAGAGAAAGAATGAGTAAGGCTCATAAAGGAAAAGTTGTTTCTAAAAAAACTAGAAAAAAATTAAGCAAAGCAAGCACTGGAAGACTTCATTCTGAAGAAACAAAGAAAAGAATAAGTGAATCTAAAAAAATAAATTATCATCCGTACCGAGGAAAACATCTCACCGAAGAGCATAGAGAAAATATAAGTAAAGGAGCAAAAGGAATTAAAAAAGCTCCGTTTTCTCCTGAACATAAGAGAAAAATTAGTGAATCTGCTAAAAAAAGAAAGGTTTCGGAGGAAACCCGAAAGAAAATAAGTAAAGCCTTAACCGGAAGATTAGTTTCTGCTGAGACACGAAAGAAAATAAGTAAAGCTAGTTCAAGAATGAGATTTTCTGAAAAATCCAAGAAGAAAATGAGTGAATCTGCTAAAGGGAGAATTGTTTCAGAAAAGACAAAAATGAAAATGAGTAAGTCTCAGACAAAAGCTTATCTCAGAAGAAAGAAAGATAATATTCGTTCTGTGTTTAAAATGGGTAAATTTTATTCAAATAAGAATGAGAAATATATTAATTATCGATCTTCTTATGAACTTTTCATTTAT